CGTTTCTAATTACTTCCGTGTCGAATTGATATGGCCCGTTATCATCTCCAGCATATACCCATCTACCGTCATATTTTATTTGTATTCCAAACACCTCTTTCATTTTTTCTGTATCAAAAAAAGAAATTTTTCTAATCCATGGGATTATATTTGGCTTAACACTTTTCATTTCCGCGTATCTCCTCTATTCATATCTTACGCAGCGCTGTACTTCTTAATGCGCCTAAGTAAATCATTCTGTTTCACTCCTCACATGCTCTATCGCCTTGCCCGGCTCAGCTGTGCGCCAGTCTGGCCAGGCTCGAAACTCATTCTTTTCTTGCTTAGCCACCACTGCCTCGATAATCTGTTCCGGGGTGGCACCACTTCGCCACGCGCCATCAAAGGCAAGAATGATCACGTCCACCCACTCAGACAGGGCTCCATTGCTTTCCTCTACCTCTACCAACTCCTTGCGAATATGGTCGACCACGCCCTCAACCCGAGGACCAGGACCGAAAGTCTTGAGACTAAAACCGCTCTGTCGATAGAGGTGGGCAATCATGTCGAACTCAACGGGAAGATGGATCACCTCAAGTCCAAGGCGGTGGGCAATATGCAGCTCCAGGTTTGCCCCTTTGCTTTTCTCCCAGCCAGGCATCAAGGCAATAGCATCACAGCCACACAGCTCTTTTACATCATTACGGAGGCAGTCCTCCCAGGTCTTGCCGTCATGGTCGGCGTTAATCTCGGCTGGGTTAATAATCTCATATCCAGCCTCTCTAAGCGCTTTGGCCCACTTATGGAAGGCTGGAAAGTTATGATCCTGAATGCCTGCCATCGGGCCACTGAGATAAACTTTTTTCATTTTAATGTTCCTTTGAGTTTGTTGTAATAGCCCACACTGCTATGCGCCTGTATCGATGCTTCGCCAGGGTGCGCAGCTGCTCGCCTTCAAGGTCTGATACTTTTATTTGTTTCATTGTCGAACCCTTTGCTGCCATATAGTTCCATTGCCAGAGTAAAGCTGCGTATTCCGTATAGAAAATAAACTACTGTCAGAATTGCTCTGAACCTATCCTGATTCAACATCTACTCACCCCTCCCCACATATTCACGAACAATCCGCTCTGCTTCCTCTCCAACAATCGCGCCAAGGGCGACTTTGATTAGATTACCACTATCAATAATCCCGTTATTCGCGTCGTTCCAACTTTCAAATGCTATTCCTCCACATGGATTGTAGGCGCTTGTTGTCTGCAACTCATCTCCACTTACTGCGATAAATACTGTGACTTCTCCATCCGAGTTGAACCCATCCAGACTCTCCACCAACTCCCGCGCACGAACACGCGGAGAGGTTATATATTCTTTGTGGCGTAGGGCTTGCTCTTCTGTGCGGTGGCAGTTACCGGTTTTGAGCTGGTATTCATAGAACGGGGTAGGTGAGTAGATTTGTAGAGAACAGTAACCGCAAAGATTAACGATTGTGATCTCATCACCAACCTTCGGCCACGTTTCTTTTTGTTTTAGCTCTTCAACCTCTTCTTTAAGCTCTTTAAGCTCAACATTCAGAAGTGATTCGAAGCGCTCTATCTTGTTCTCAAGCTCTTTAATCTTTGTTTCATTACTCATCACTTATTCCTCATATTATCTCGGTTCATGTTTGCAGCTGCTGAGTATCGCCGTTCCCGTTGTTTAAGCATCTCAACTGCGCTCAGATCACCAGCCTCAACCATAGCACGCAGATCGTCATTCGTGTATACGGGTCGCTCTGGGCGGCGTTGGTCTAAGGTTTGGCGGAACATTTCAACCCTTCCTTAATTCTATCCAGATATTGGCGGCCGGTGTTTGTAAGATTCTCGCACGAAGGACAACTCTCACCTTCCTCAACATCCCACCGTGTACCGTGCGTGTGGCATAGGTACTCATCACCTTCGCGCCTGATGTTACATTTCGACATGGACATACCATCTGCCTCCTGTGTTGATGCATCGGGTAACACGACCCAGCTTGAGTGCCGTGGTGACCAGGTCGGTGAGTGTGGTGGCGGTGAGGAGGGTGGTCATTTATCACACTCACCAGTTTCCGCACATTTAATCGCACCTTTTACTTTCTCTGTTGTGATCGTAAGGGTTTTTGTTTGCGATTCCTGTTTCGGAAGATGCTTTGCCAAATCAGGGAACCGCTCACGTAATTGGTTATCTGTAGTGCAAGAGTGCAATGCTTCATTCAGTGTCTTTTTAAGGGATATGAAGTCATCGCGTAATTGGTCAAACTCTTCCTGAAGAGCTCCTCCGCGTTTCCCAAGTTTGATATCAACACCGTATATTGTCGATACACCACCTAGTACCGGCTTAGAAAGACTGATGCTTTCTCTACGTCGATAGGTGTTGTAACCTTTCAGTGTCATATAATGATTTCGCAGTGAATCTGAGCAATCAGTTACTGTAACACTTGATATTGTGTGTAGAAGAGGGGTCTCTGTCTTGGGCATTGCCTCAAACCACTCTTTCACTTTTGGTGGATACAATTTCTCAGCTTCAGATTGTGCTAATTTACTGAGTTTAATTTTCAACTTAGCGTGACGCTTATCAATAGTCTGGACACGTATAGCCTCGATAACAGCATCACGCATTTGATTGGTAAGTCTCATTTAAAACACTCCTCTCGGTCTTTACAGTCATAACAGTTGTAGTGCACTTCATTAGTCTTGAAACACAGTGGATGCTTGTTGAACAGCTTAAGTGCTATCAGTACTGATGCGATGATTGCTACCAATACAATGATGATGGCCCACATTAACTCGTGCATACTAGACCTCCTCCGGCGCAAGCGTAACCTGATGAACTGGTACTGCCTGTACGTCCCAGTAATGGAACTCAATGATAGCGACAGTGGTGCGCCTGGCCACTGATGAGGGGATGTTCTTCACATGCAGCAGACGACCTATCGCACCATTGGCGCAGACTTTGCGGTTTCTGTGTTGATTGGTGATCACCGGTGTATCTCCTTATCAGTTAATAAAAGTACGGGTTGTCAGCCTGACAATGGTGTACATAGCCACGATGCAAATAATTGCTGCTGAGATGTAGAGTTCGATCATTTGTTGTATCTCCTTATCATGTTCACTTGCTACACATTGTAGTACGTCATTCCACAAATGCAAGTTTTTTAGTGCAAAAACATTTTCTGCAACATGTTGCGGATTCTGCGGATACCTTGGGTCGTTTAAGGTCAATGTGAGATTTACGTGCTTAAAAAGTAGGGTTATTGTGGTTATTTTTTGACCAGTGAAAAACGCTTAGAATGGTCGTAGAAAATGTTTTACTTAGATATCATATAGTTATGACCTTTATATCTCTTAGTAGGTATAAGTTGTTGTAAGCTTATGATTCTATTAATGTTTTTAAATGTTTAAATTTACGACATTTGGTTATAAGTTATTGATATATATAGATTTAGGGGTGTTTACCAATAACCTTTTCACGTATACCTTGCAAAATATAACAACCGGTGAAAAAAATATTTTTTCTCTGAAGCCTTCGAGGGTTTTACTAGGTAGTCGTGTAAGGTATACGTGGGCCAAATGTCTCAAATAATGACAGTGTGGAACAATATCGTGAAACATTTTGGATGAGTTTTAATTGAACGATGTTCAGATTGTGATTGACGGTGATATGATGCGGTGTGCTAGACTTTGTGGGGACGATTAACACACTGGTGATGGTATGGCTAAACGAATCACAGCCGCTGACATAATAGGACTGAAGCCGAAATATGCTGCATTTGTCATCGAGTATCTGAAAGATTTTGGTGCCAGGAGAGCTGCAGAGGCTGCCGGGTTTGAAGCTGACTATGGGCATCGGTTACTGGATAGGCCAGAGATAAAGGAAGCCATCAACGAGGCGCTGAGGCGACGACTGGAGGCGACTGATATTGATGCTGAGTGGGTACTGATGGAGGCGGTGGATAACCACTGCATCGCCCGGCAGCAGGGTAACATTACTGCAAGTAACACGGCACTTAACTTGGTGGCAAAGAATGTGTTCGTTGATGCGTTTGCCGCTGAGAAGGTTGAGATGAACAGCGGTTACTACGCGGCAGAAAGCGCCGGCAGCAGGATAGTGACGACGATGACACACCTTCTTTCCTGTGATACGTTGTGCTATTCTCAAGCTCAGCCCTGGGCATGCGACTATAGTTGGACCGTCACCGCCAGCTGCATGCTACAGGGCGCTTAATTCTTCTATGGTGACAGTGTGACGACAACTCGATCTGCAATGACATCCAGCGGTGAGTACGAGGTTGGTCAAGTTGACCTGCTGCTCGCTGATGAATGCTCACAGTATTATGCTGATCCGTATGGGTGGGTACTATGGGCATTCGACTGGGGTTATGGCGAATTAACTGGGTTCGATGGCCCTGATATCTGGCAGCGTGATACTCTCATTGACATTGGTAAGCAGGTCGCAGCACGCGGCTTTGACGGTGTCACCCCTGTTGACCCCATCCGTGAAGCTACAGCCTCTGGTCATGGCATCGGTAAATCTGCACTCACCGCATGGCTCATTCTTTGGATCATGTCCACTAGGCCTTATGCCAAGGGCATTGTCACGGCCAACACATCAGATCAGCTACGCACCAAGACCTGGGGTGAACTCGGCAAGTGGCGCAGTCGCTGTATCATCGGTCACTGGTTTGAATACAACAACGGTCGCGGCTCAATGTCGCTGTATCACCAATCCTGGCCGGAGTCATGGCGCGTGGATGCGCAGACCTGCCGGGAAGAGAACTCTGAGGCATTTGCCGGGCTGCACTCAGCAAACTCAACACCATTCTATTTATTCGATGAGGCGTCAGCTGTCCCTGATAAGATATGGGAGGTTGCTGAAGGTGGTCTGACTGACGGTGAGCCGATGTTCTTTGTCTTCGGGAACCCCACTCGTAACACCGGTAAGTTTCGCGAGTGCTTCACCAGGCAGAAGCACCGCTGGTCTACGCGGCAGATTGACAGTCGTACAGCCAAGATGACCAACAAGAAGCTCATCGAGGAGTGGCGCAGGGACTGGGGTGAAGACTCTGACTTCTTCAGAGTGCGTGTGTTGGGACGCTTCCCTCGCGCCGGCGACATGCAGTTCATGTCCTCTGATGATGTCGCTGCTGCCATGAAGCGTGGTCCCGGGCGATACCTTGGTGATGATCCGCTCATCTGTGGTATTGACCTTGCCCGGGGTGGCGATGATAACTGCATGATTCAGTTCAGGCGTGGTCAGGATGCCAAATCTGAAAAGGTGTATCGCATCCCTGGGGAGAAGTCACGTGATAGCATGGTTGTCGCTGCCAAGATTGCTGATGTATTAGACAGACACAAACCTGATGTGACGTTCCTTGACGTTGGTAGCATGGGTGGTCCTATCGGTGACCGATTAAGGCAGCTTGGATACCATGTCATTGATATCGGCTTTGGTCATAAAGCATCTGATGAAAAGCGATATGCCAACAAAACTGCTGAGATGGGAGCAAGGTGTCGTGAGTGGATTATTAACGGCGGTTCTATCCCTGATGATTCACAATTAGAGACTGAGCTAACATCCAGGGAGTTCGGTCATGATGACAAAGACCGACTGGTATTGCAGCGAAAGAAGGACATGAAGAAGTTGATCGGCGTATCACCAGACTGGGCAGATGCGCTGTACCTGACATTCGCTCAACCTGTTCCAAAGCGTGATGTACCACGTGGTCAGCTTGATGCTGCAATCGCTGTGCGTAGTCAGAGTAACAATGACTATGATCCACTAAGTTGCATGGATATTGATTAATGGTATGCTTATCTGTATGAATTTTAACCAAATAAGAGGTTACTGATATGTGTGGTGGAATGCCATCAGCCCCGTCAGCCCCAAAGCCGCCGCCGATGTTACCTGAAGCACCGCAGCCGCCTCCCATGACCAGGACAACCAGTGTTGGCCCAATGATGAGTGCAGCAGCCAAGGCGTCTGTTTCACGGCGTCCGCGTGCCCCAAGCCCTCGTGAGCAATACAGGAACTCCGGGTCAGAAAGCCCTGCGCCTTCACCACGTGACAGGTCAACGATACTCGGCGGATAATCATGGCGACTGCAAAAGTTAATCTGGATGTATCGCAGTATGTGAAGATCAACAATACAGCTGTTCAGTTGTTGCTTCAGGCGCACCGTGATTCTGTACGCATAGCCATCAGTGCATCAAAGCCTGCATTGTCTAACACAGCTTTTCATCTCCTCGGTGGGAAAGATGCACCTCTGACAATAAATGTTGTCGATGAGGATGTATGGGCACTTGCTATGACTGATAAAAGTTCGTTAATCATTACCGAGCTTAATCCGAGTCAAGTCATCGCCGGTGCTAGTGACATGGCTACTGATGCTTGGGGATTACAGAAAGTTGTACAACCCCATTCGTTATTTCATTCATTATTTACATTTGGTGTACCAATCAAAAAATGGAACAGCATAGTAAATGGTACTGAAGAAGATATATCAACATCTACCTTAGTTACTGCATCTAATGGATTATTATCTGTAAAGTCTGCCGCAAACAACGGAGATATTACATATCTTCATTCTCGTAGGCATCCGCAATATCAATCAAATAGAGGTCATTTGTGGTCAGGTTCAATCATTGTCCCTGTACCAACAGATAACGCTTATGAGGATTTCGGATTATTTACTGATATCAACGGTGTATTTTTCAGGATAAAGACGGATGGAAAGCTTTATGCGTGTGAAACTGACGGTACACTAACGAATGAAGAAGAGATTACCATGCCATTTACTCTTGATTACACCAAGGGGAATGTATTTGATATTCAGTATCAGTGGCGTGGTGCAGGAAACTTCAAATTTTTTGCTGGCAATCCTAATACAGGGCGCATTCAACTTATTCACACAATAGAGAATTTGAATCTGTTGACATCTCTAACTATTGCTAACCCATCACTCCCTGCTGCATTTAGAATCACATCTTTCGGTGCAGCAGGTGAAGTGAAATGCGGTTGTGTAGATGTAACATCCGAGGGTGGTGATGATAAGCATGAACAATATGTGAGTGCTAAAAGCTTAGAGAAAGCAACAAATGGGACGAACATCCCTATCCTAATCATTCATAGTCCAGATCAAGTCGGTGGTAAAATGAACACTACTGATGGGAGATTAGCCCGTGTATCTGGCGCTAGTGATAAGCGATCGGTATTTCAAATATGGGCAACACGTGACCCTGCTGCATTTACTGGAGCTACATTTAATCCTGTCGGGGACGGTTCTAATGTTGAATTTGATGTTGCAGCAACCGCTGTGAATACTGCGTTATTAAGCTTTGTTACAGCTTTTCGAGTTGAAGCAAACAGTTTTGTTCCATTATCTAATCCATCGAAAGATAATATCGATTTCTTTTTCATACACGGTGACTATATAGTTGTCACTGCCACAGCTGTTTCAGGTACTTGTGATGCAGTAATTGAGTGGGGTGAGGAGGTATAATATGCCAACAATCAAGAGTTATAACAAACGACTTGAAGCACTCCGCTCTGAGCGTTCTACATTCATTCCTTTATACCGGGAGTTATCTGATTATCACTTAGCGCATCGTGGGCGATTCCTAACGTCCGACAGAAACAAAGGCTACAAGCGCAACACCAAACAAATCAACAATACCAGCAGATTATCTGTGCGCACTTTAGCATCAGGAATGATGTCTGGTATTACATCCCCTGCCAGGCCGTGGTTCAGATTATCCACCGGTGATAAGAAGGTTGATGATGTTGTAGGTGTTAAGATGTGGCTATTTGAAGTGCAGAATATCATGTACAAAGTATTTGCTGCCTCGAATACCTATAACGCATTGCATCAGATATACGCTGAATTGGGTGTGTTTGGTACTGCTTGCATGGGTGTCTTTCATGATTTTGAGAATGTAATTTGGTGCAAACCTTATACCGTTGGCAGCTATATGTTGGCAATGAACGAGAAGAATGTCACTGATACCTTTTATCGTGAATATGAGCGAACTGTTGCTCAGGTTGTTAAGCAGTTTGGTATCGAGAATGTTAGTGAACACGTGAAGCAGCAATGGGAGAATGGGAACAGTGAGGCATGGGTAAAGATTGTCCATGTAATTGAACCAAATGATGATCGCGACAATGCAAGTGTGTTGGCTAAAGATAAGGCGTGGCGCTCTGTATATTATGAAGCCAACCTTGGTGCTAGGGATGGTGAGGATAAGTTCCTGCGTAAATCAGGATTTGATGAATTCTCAATCTTGGGTCCGCGTTGGGATGTCACCGGGGAAGATGTCTATGCCACTGATTGCCCTGGGATCACCGCTTTGGGTGACACAAAGGCTCTGCAACTGGCTGAACGTCGAAAGTATCAAGCCATCGATAAGATGGTAAATCCCCCGCTGCAGGGTCCTGCAGCGATGAAGAATAAAATGAAGGGTGGAGCCCCTGGACCTAATGAAATCGTTTGGAATGATAGCGCTGATAACGGCGGCCTTCGCAGTATTTATGAGAACTACCGACCTGATATCAATCAATTACATCATGAAATAGAAGTCACTGAGAATCGCATCAAGCGAGCATTCTATGAAGACTTGTTTCTGATGTTGGCAAATAGTGACCGCAGGCAGATTACAGCCCGTGAGGTTGCAGAGAAGCATGAAGAGAAACTTCTGATGCTTGGGCCGGTGCTAGAGCGACTGCACACTGAGTTGCTTGACCCGCTGATTGATCGCACCTTCAACATCCTGCAACGTAACGGTGTATTACCTATCGCTCCACCTGAGCTGCAGAATAAGGAACTGAGCGTTGAATATGTCTCAATCCTTGCTCAAGCACAGCGTCTGGTCAATACAGATATCTGGCCTGAAGCCCGGCATAAAATTGATATCAATCAAACTATCAATGATTATGCTGATGCACTTGGTACAGATCCTGCTATACTCCGCAGTAATGATGCGGCTGCGGCATCAGCACAGGCTGAAGCTCAAGCTCAAGCTCAGGCTGAAGCCATGGACCAGGGTGAGAAGATGGTTGGTATGGCAAAAAATGCATCTGAGACAAACCTCAGCACAGATAATGCACTTGGTGCTGCAATGCGTAGGGCGGGACTTGCATAATGAGTGATGACGAGAAGCGCGCTCATACAATCGAAGAACTTGTTGTACAGAACATCATGAAGGCTGAAGGCGGTAGAGACTTCATGATGAAGCATTTGCGCAGATGTGGTGTTTTTGAGAGCATATTCAATGAAGATCCAATTCGGCATGCCAAGAATGCCGGATTGAGAGAGGCCGGGCTGATGCTGGAGCGAGATTTGAAAGAGCTTGCACCGGCGTATTACATAAAGATGATCGAGGAGAATATTGATGGGTGACGAAACGACAGCAACCACCGCGGTAGAAACTCA